AGTTCTTCACGCGCAATGCTATTGCCATTTTGGCCGAGCTGCGCGCAGCGTTCGCGGTCATCTACCCGACCGCGATTGAGCGTGTCAATCTGATCTAGTGCGTAACGCTAAGCTGAGACGCCAACAAACAGGAGCGCAGCGCTCCTACGTGCTGGCGTCTCCGCTCAAAAGTGTAAAGCATTATGCCGTACGCGCTACTCGCGCTAAAACGTACACGCTTTCGCATCTTTGGCCCTGTAAGCTCACAGGATGGCTTCTAAGGCACGACAGGTTTTAGCCATACAATCTATCAGGCCTGTGAGGTGTCGGGGTTTACAGCGGCTTGACCGATTATGCGGCATAGCAAAGGGCTATCGCGTATGCTTTTTCGCTTAACGCTTTACACGTGTAAAGGAGATACAACACATGCCGGAGCAAAAGGCTGTACTCATGATACACAAGCCGACAGGGCTGATAATGCAAGCTCTGACGGATGATGACATCGCAGCGTTTGAGCGTGTTGGCTGGGAGCGCTACGATACGTCCGCCCAAGCTCAAGCTCAAGCTCACGCTCAGAGCGACGCTCCGCCCGTAGCTGAGCCGCAGCCCAAGCCGCTCAAGCACAAGAGCTAAAAGAGAGGCGCTATGTACATAAGCACGCTTGAGCTTCGGGACTACCTCGTCCAGGTCAATGATGAGGGCGTAGAGCCGGGTATCGACGCGAAGCTTGCGCGCATCATCGAAAAAGCGTGCGGTGTGCTAGATACCGCTCTTGGCTTTAGCTACAACGGGTACACGCTCCCGGAGGAGCGCACATGGTATCAGTATCGAGGCTTTTATTTGTCGCCGCCAGCGTGTTTGCGCTCTAGCTTAGCGCTTACGACGTCCGTGCCGTACGACCGTGCGACGCTCCGTCGCACAGACGGCTACATGTGGCCCGAGGGCTTGTACCGTGCTACTGCGCAATGGGGCTATGGCACAGCGCCCGCTGCCGCAAAGCAGCTTGCGCTAGAGCTCGCTGTGAACATTTGGCGGAACAAAGATAGCGCAATGTTTGCTCAGTCGCTAGGCGCTGACGATAGCTTGGCGCTCCAAAGCGTGTCGTATTTGACGGCTCAGCAGCGATTGCTTGTGCTTGAGCTTCAGCGTCAAGCGGGGGAGATAATGCTGTGAAGGTGTACGGCATCGACGAGCTAGCGCGGCTCCGCGCTGACTTTACGCCTGTGGAGCGAGCGTTGCGCGACGCTACGCTCGTGCTAGAGGGCGCAATCGCAAAACGCACCCGCGTGAAGACCGGCACGTTGCGCAGAAGCTGGAACAGCGTCTTCCACGCCCGTCAGTTGCTGAGCGAAGGTAGTGTGCGCACAAATGTCTCGTACATCCGCAATCAACGCAACAACCCTGGCGCGGAGGGCTATACGGACGCTTCCGTGCGTATACGGCGCTTGCTGGAGGACGCTATGGAGCTTGTACTGGAGCCGAGATGAGTTATGCAACAGTATACGCAGGTCTCCAAGCACGGCTTCGGAGCGTGAGCGGATTGCGTGTGCTGGACGGCGAGCCTACAGCGCTCGCTCAGCTACCTGCTGTGTATAGCCTCGCCGACGAGGCAGAGTTCACGACGCAAGGGGTGCTCCGCGTTCGCCGGTATCGCACGCTCCATCGCGTGTGTGTGCGATATCAGGAGGGGTACGCAGCGGAAGCTGAGCTTATCGCTCTCATAGACGCTATCTATGCCGCGTTTGACGCCGACCCGCGCCTTGGAGGAGCTATCACGAGCGGATATGCCTCTATCCGCGATTATGCGACAGGCTTTATGACGTTAGCCAATACACGCTTGCGTATCGTCGACATTACAAGCGAAGTCATTGACAAGAGCTAGCTCAAAGCTAGCGGAGGGATATCATGGGTGCAGAACTAGCTTTTGAGCGATTGGCAATTGCGTTAGAGGCCACGCGAGGCACAGCCATCGCGACGCCCACGCATGTGCTGCCTCTTCAAGGGCAGCCCAGGCCGGTACGCGAGAAGTACCGGCCTGCTAACGAAAGCACAGGTCTGTTGGCGGAGTTTACGCGGGCGAGAAGCGTGAGAACGCGAGCTGAGCTTAGCGCGAGCGGAGGATTGGACACGACCTTTGCGCCAGTCCTGTTTAATACGTTATACGCTCCGGTAACGACTCCGACCACACCGACCGGCGCAACCAACGCCAGACTGTGGACGTTTACACCGAGCATGACGACCGACAACCTTAAGTCCATTACTCTTTGGAGCGGTGATCCTAACGTGCAGACGTTTCGGAGCGCATACGGCATGGCGTCAAGCTTTGAGGTCTCCGGAGACGCCAGCGGTACGGATGGTGTCACCTGCACATATAACGCTACAGCGCTCTATCCGGCTCAGGTAGCGTCCCCGACGTATCCGGCGTACACGCCTGGCGTTTTGCTCATGCCGAGCGCAATGCAAGTGTGGCTCGACACCACGCTTGCTATAGGTACGACTGAGGTTGCGGGGCGGGTGGTGAGCGCGAGTGTATCGACACCGCTCAATCGGACATACAAGTATTACGCGAAGGGCGCGACGTCCGATCTTAGCTTTAGCGAGACGGGTATCGGCAAGCGCTCAGCTACAGCTAAAATCGCTGTAAGCTTTGACAGCGCGGCGGTCGCAAATGAGTACGCGCACTTTGTCAACGACACTATTGTCAAGCTCCGCATACGCTATAACGGCCCAAACATCGAGGGGGCGCTGTATCATTTTGTCGAGTATGACGTGTATGGCACTGTCGACGACATTAACTGGACAGAGATTGAGGGCACGAACCGGGGGATGGAGATGACGGTTGTCTCGCAGTGGGATAGCGCGACAAACGCGGATTACGTTGTGCGTGTGCAAAACAATCGCACAGCGCTGTAGGAGACGCAATAGTGAGCACGTCATTTTTTGTCGACCCTAGCGCAGCGGTCGAGGTGCTTGAGAGCGAGAGCGGAGCGTTTCGCGTTACGCTCCGCACCCGCTTAACGCTTGGCGAGCGTATGCACATGCTGTCGCGCATTTCCAAAGCTCAGAGCGCTGGGACAATCGAGCAGATTATGCTCATCGCCGCCGAGACATTTATTGTGGGCTGGGAGGGCGCAGACGCTCCCCCCTTCAGCCGCGAGGCGCTTGCGCTGCTCGACCCCGACGAGCCGTTTGTGTCGTCTGTGCTTCAGGCGTGCTTGGCGCGTGTGACGGAGAGCACGCGCTTGGGAAACGCGAGGAGCTAGCGCGTCGAGCTAAGCGCTGGGCGTCCGCTAGCTCTCCTTTCTACAAGCCCGGGCCGTTCGACCTGGAGATTACAATGCTTGCGAGGTTTGGTATCAAGCCTCACGAGCTGTACGCGATGGACGCTGAGCTTGTCTTTGAGCTACTCGCGTTTGCAAGCAAGGATGCACTATGACGACATCGGTTGTATACGAGGCCATCCTGCGGGCAAAGGATGAGCTGAGCAAATCTCTGGATGGCGCTGTGGGGAGCGCGACGAATCTGTCTGGCGCGCTCAGCTCGCTCGCGCTTCCTACCGCGCTGATTACCGGTGTGGCAGCGCTTGGTACTGCGTTCGCGGGTGTCGGCTCCGCTGTGCTGGACTATAGCGCAGACCAGCAGACCGCGCTACGCGACATTGAGACACAGCTAGGTATTACCGGCGAAGAAGCTGCAAAGCTCCGCGATCTTAGCAAAGACCTGTTCGTCGGGAACTCGGGCGATAGCTTTGAGGATGTCACCGCGGCGGTCATAGAGGCGCGGCGCACAGTGGAGAGCTTTGCCGCTTCGAGCGAGGAAGCTCAGAAGGCGAGCGTGGCGAGCGCTCTTACGCTCCGCGACGCTTACGGCATTGAGCTAACGGAGAGCCTGGCAGCGGCGAACACGCTGCAAAAGGACTTCGGACTGACCGCGCAGGAAGCATATGATTTCATCGCTAAGGGGCAGCAAGAGGGGCTGAACACGTCGGGCGATTTTCTCGACACAATCACGGAGTATGCGCGCCAGTTTAGCGGCGCCAAGTTTAGCGCTGAAGCGTTCTACTCCGCGTTAAAGTCCGGCCAAGCTGACGGGGCGCTTGGGACAGACAAAATCGCTGACTTTGTCAAGGAAGGCAGCATTCTGCTGACAGAGCTTGGTTCAGGCGTGCAATCCGCGTTCAAGAGTATCGGTAAAAGCGTTGGCGAAGACTTGCTTGGCAAGACCGGCCAGTTTTACATCCAGACTGAAGCAGACGCTAAGCGCGTGCAACAAGCGCTGACCGACATCGGTCTTGCAGCGCCAAGCATCGAAGCGTTGCTCCAACCGCTAGGCACGCTCAACGAAAAAACCGGAGAAGTTACGTACCAAGCGCAAAAGTTCTCCGACGTATACAGTAACTCGGTTGTGCGCGGCATCCGCGACGGCTCTGTAAGCGTCGCTGAAGCGCAACAGCTCGCGCTTGATGGTATCCGTGCAATGGACAGCGCGGTCGAGCAAAGCGCTGCTGGCGTCGCTATCTTCGGCACGCAATGGGAGGACTTTGGCACAGACGCTGCTCTGGCAATCGACTTTACGGCGTCCAAGATGAGCGATTTGGACGGCGCGACGCAGAGCGCTGCCGCCCAGTACCAAACGCTACCGAACGCCATCGAGGGCGTCAGGCGTGCAGGGCTTGACGCGCTGTCTCCGCTTGGCGATGCAGCGCTCGCTCTCGCTAACGCTGCGATTCCGCATCTCTTCGAGGCGCTTGAGGGGCTAAAGGGTGGCTTAGCTGAGCTCGGCGCTTTTATAGAACAGCTTGCGAGCGGCGGTGTGCCGGAGTTTGAGGCGCTCAAAGCGAGCGGTGTGACGTTCGCGGAGCAGGTGCAGAGCGCGTTTGAGCGATTCGCTGAGCTTGCGCGAGCGGTTTTTGATGGGCTGAGCGCTACGTACCGCGACAACCAAGAGACGTTCGATACGGCGGGCAGCGCTATTATCGCTATAGCTCAGTCCATCGGCTCTATCGTTGAGAGCGTGCTTGGCGGGCTGATGCAGTTCTACCGCGAACACCAGCAGGTCATTGACACGGTGCTCGCGGGCGGCTTTCGCGTACTTCTCACGGTGGTCACCACCGTCATCAACAGCATCTCCGGCGTCTTGGAAGGTTTCGCTCGTCTCCTGCGCGGAGACGTAGCTGGAGCGGTCGAAGCGCTCAGGGCCACGTATGCTGAGAACTTTAACGCTATCCTCGGCCTCGTGACTGACCTTGGCGGACGAGCGCTCGAAGCTGGACGGGCGTTTGCTGAGAATCTGGGGCGTGGCGTCCTGGCAGGGATCAATACGCTCATTGCCAATGTGCGGAGCAAGCTAAAAGAGCTTACCGACCTGCTACCTGGCTCAGAGCCACGTGACCGCTCAAGCCCGCTCGCTAACCTAGCGCTGCGCGGTAAAGCGATGTTGGACAACTTTGCTGCAGGGTTTGCGCAAAGCAACATCGGGGAGGTGCTGCGCGGCGTGCTTGAGCAGGCGGCTCAAGGGACGCAGGACGTATTGCGCTCCTTTAGCGCTGTCCTGCAACCGCAGCGCCTAGAGCAGCTCAACGAGGAGCGATTGGAAGCTGGCGCTCGCTTAAGCGCAGCGCAAGCTGAGGAGCGCAAAGCGTACGCTGAGCTTAGCGCCGCGAAGGAGCGGCAAGAGCTTGACCGCATTCAGGAGCTTAGCATCCAGTACGCCGCCGCACGAGCGGCAGTGCAGGCAGCTGAGGGCGAGCGCTTGGCGGCAGAAGCGAAGTACAGCGGGGCGCTCTTCGCTCAGGAGCAGCAAACGTCAGCGCTAGAGCAAGCGTTTGCGGAAGCGCAGGCGCGCTTCAGCGACCCGAACGAAGCGAACAAGTATTTCAAGCTCCGCGCCGCTCAAATCAAGGAGCTCGCAGCGCTTGAGGAGCAGTTCAGCCAGGCGCGAGACGTCAACGCTCAGCTCGCGCTACGCAAGCAGATAGAGCTTATCACAAAAGCGCAAGAGCTTGAGCTAGCGGCGCTTATCAACGAGTTCTCTGGGGGTAGCCCCAACAGCGCTCCGCCCTCGACCATCGATAGCCCGACTATTATAGATCCTAACGATGTGCTCCCCACACCAACGCCGATCAGCATTACGCTGACCGTTCGCGATGAGCGGGAGACATCCGATAGGCTCAGGCAGGCTGTGCGCCAGGCTATTGATGGGGCGCTTGAGCAAGTGGCGCGGACAGGCACAGCGAAGCTGAGCTATCGATCGTAGGGGGACGTATGCTACGTTACGTAATCGAAGATACGACATCGCCCGCGGTGCCCGCCGTGCAGATCAGCGGCTTCGCGTTCAACAATCCGGGCTTCAATAGGATAGATGGCGGAGCGGAGCTTAGCGCGGGCCAGACGCTGAGCGCAGCGAGCGCAGCGTTTGCCACGGAGCGGTACGGTGTGGTCGAGGAGACAATCTCCTGCAACTGGACGGGCAGCGCCACGCAACTCCTCGACGCTCTCGAAAACGTGTACCAGCACCAGCTTAGGTGCGCGACGCGGACGACAGAGCGTGTTCAGGCTCAGCTGAGCGGGGGCGCTACATGGTACGCTCGGCTCTATGACATCAGCGTAGATGTGCCAGGGTCGATGTACGACCTCTTAGCGCTCAATGAGAGTCAAGGCATCCGCTTCCGTATCGTGCGCGGCTCGTTTATGCCGTTCCTCTCGACCGACACTTCGACGACGACGAGCTCAAGCGTAGCTACCAGCAACCCGCCGTACACCAGCGCGCTCCCGCTCGCGTGCGGCGTACGGTGGGAAGATTTGGGCGTCAGCGCGAGCGGTGTTTTCACACTTCCGTCAGGCATGGCGCTCGCGCCTAACATTTCGCGCTACCAGTTTACCGCAAGCCGCAATCTGACCAACGCAACCGTTGCGTTTGGTACAATCGTTGGCGAGACGCTCACAAGCACAGCGACAGTGACAGCCTCTGGCGCAAACGAGCAGGCAGTAGCTGAGCTTACGCTGAGCGGACTTGCGTTAGCGGACACCGGGCTTGTGGTACCCGTCATTGTCTGCAAGGAGGGGGGCAATGGTACTGCATACGTCGCTCGTCGATGGGCGCTGTATCAAGAAAGCACATCCAGCACAGCCGACAACGCCGCGTGGGACTATCGCGAATTACCAAGCACAGCGCAAGGCTTTACGACACACGTGCTCCCGGCGATACAACTACGCTCAACAACTGATCCGCTCGTGCTGCGCATCGAGGTGAGCAAAGCGGTTGGCGGTGTGTACACGTCCAACATCGCCCGCTTCTATCTGGTCAACGTCAGCGATGGATGGGGCGGTGTGCAAGTCTATCAGCTGCCAACGTTTTTGCCGGGCGCACGTGCGTCTCTCCCGCCAAGCTCATCAACCAGCTTTACACAGCCGACGGAGTTTGGCAACACGCAGCCGCGGGGGCTAGGGGGTAATACGCCGCTCCCCGCTGTAGCGACACAGGGGATGTATATGCCGCCGTCAAGCGTCAGCGCTCCGCTCGCTACGCTCCTCTTGCCCGGCCAGAACAGCGAGGCCGCGTTTTGGACGGTAGCGGGAAGCACAAGCGCGGCGACCATTAGGTCGGTCGTCCTGAAGCGTGCGGTCACAGCGCTGCCGCGCCCGTAAGGAGCTTCTATGTATCTCAACGGAGTATACGATGTGCGTCCGCTTGTCGAGAGCGGGCGCATCGTCTATGGCGCACGCGGCCTAGAGAGCGTCACGCTTGAGCTGAGCGCCCCGCTCGCGCTCGACGCTATCCCTCCCATCGGCGCTCCGCTCAGCTTCTTTGGGCTTGGGCGGGCGGAGGTCGCGTACGTCTCGCAGTACGATGCGAGCGAGAGCGGAGCGACGCTCCAAGCTTTGGGCGTGTGGTGGAGAGCGGGATGGGCGCCTATCCTTCGTAGCGTGTGCGGTATGCTTGACGTCGCGAAGGATCGCTTCCCTACGGGGAACCTGGACTACACGCCCGGCAAGTTTACGACCTCTATCGACCAGGCGAACGCAGAGCTGCGCATAGGGCTTGTGAAGAACACCTCGTATGAGACCAGCGACTTCGCGGCGTGGGCTTGGGAGGTAGAACGCACCACAGCGAGCGGGGCGCTGACCGCGAGCGCCTGGACAAGCGGGAGCCCAAACTTTGAAGCGCGATTCTTTGGCTTTAATGTAGCGCTCGGCACATACTCTGCTCCGCTGGCTGCTATCGGCTCCACTACAAGCGCACTGGATGTCACGTGGCCAAACGCGACGTACACGCACATCCTCTACATCCTGCAAGTTACATCGCCCACCTTTACGTTTACAGGCGAAACGGACAGCGTGTATAGCTATCTGCGAGCTCCGCGAGTGATGCAAGGCAAGCTCGGCGTCGCGGGTAAGAATGTGCGCGACAATCTTAGCGCGGCGCTACAGCCGTCCGGCTACGGCTTCGCCAGCTTCTCCGCTGCTCAGCGCGCTCAAAGCCCCGAGACGCTGCACGTCGCGCCCAAAGGTGTGCGAGCGACAAGTATCTTGGAGAGAGCTGAGGGGATATCCGACAGTACGCACACGACGGTTGGGGACCAGGTCGTAGCGCTGGACACACCGCTCAAGCTCCCCTCACTCCAGCTCATCGCTCCAAGTAGCGCTGTGCAGACAAGCGTGAGCGAGCGGAGCTACGCGACGGACTATAATGTAGAGACCAATCTCTACGGGGAAGCGGCTGAGCGACTGCAACAAGGCGTACGCTTCCCAACGCTGAAGCGCAGGCTGAGCACAGACCCGCCAGAGACTGCGCGTTTGATTACGCGCCTCGACCGCCCGCAACAGCGTGCGCTCTCAAGCGTAAGCTCCGCTCCCGCTCACGCCTACGCTCGCAATAGCGCAGGAGATATCGTGCCGCTCTGGACAGTGCAGCCCCCCTACCGGCTAGGCGCTGTTGTCGTAAGGAGCGTGACGCTCCGCTGGAGCAGGAGCGAGCGCGCTGTGCTGGAGTTCTCGACGGACGACGAGACGTTCTTTCAGGCCGCGTTTCTGCGGGCGTAGAGAGGACAGCCATGGACACGACAGCTATCATCCAACTCTTGCTGGAGCAAGGCCTCCCGCTCGCGGCTGTGGCATTGGCGATCTGGGTAGCGGTGTGGAAGACAATCCCGACGACAACCTTTGAGCGCATCGCGGCGTCGCGGGATGCGAGAGAAGCGAAGCGCGCTGAGCTTGAGCTTAAGCGCATGGAAGAGGCGCGGCGCACGGAGGATAGACTCTTCGCGCTGTCGGAGCGGGGAACGCAAGCGATTACTGAGCTGAGCGTCGCGCTCAACGATCTGCGCCGGAGCTATACGATGCAGGCTGAGGCGCTGCAAGACCTTAGCGATGTGCAGACACAACAGGCTCAGTTGATGCGCGAGTGCGCAGCGGAGCTTGTGACGCTCCGGAGACGCACGGACCACATAGAGCGAATCTTGGTGGGGGAGAGTAGCGGAGGAGCGAGCGATGTGCTGCTTGACACACACACGACGCCCCTGCCGCCAAAGCGGAGGAGCGGAGACGCCGGAAAGCAGGAACGCTAGCGCTCATATGTGCTAGCGCTCCTACAGGCTTGCGTCTACGCTACAGGAGGCTCAAGCATTATCTCGATGAAGTACTCCTCTAGCCCCGCCTCGTTGCACAGGCCAACAAGCGTGTCGACATCGCGCAGACACGCAGCGTCGGCGAAGCTGGAGCTAAGCTCAGCTTCCTCCGTCACGTAAGCAGTAAGCTCTCCCGCTTCGGTCTCTCGTTCCACATACGCAAAGAATCTCATGGCGCATCCTTTCCAGCTCTAGCTATGGGGGCGTCGCAACAAACGCCCGAACGGCTTGCCCTGGCATCTGAGCAAGTCCCGTACCTGCCTCCCCCGATAAGAGCGAGCACTCCTCCTTGCTCGCTCGCCCCGAAAACAGTACGCGCACAGCGACCATATCGTAGCCGCCGAAGTACAAGCGCGTAGAGAACTGTTGCGCTGTCGCACGCGGCAGCACATGTGCGTTGACGTACTGCGTAGCCGCTACGACGTGGATGCCCTCTGAGCGAGCGAGCCGCAGTAAGCTGTCGATCACAGCGCGTGCGTACACCGCGTCTCGCTTCCCTTTCCGCACGCTCACGAGCTCAGCAAGCTCGTCGATTGCCAGATAGATGCGCGGGAGCGAATCTCCTGTCTTAGCGACATACTCAGCATAATCTCTCGCTTTTGCGGACACGCGAAGCTGCTGCCTGCGCACACGCTCAGCGTCGATCTGCTGCAAGAGCGACAGCACGTCGGCTTGCGTCTCTGCGAGGACGTGTGCGACTGGAGCGAGCGCGACGCTCAAGTCCGACTTCAGGTCTACCACCCAAACCTCCCCACCTCCCCCAGCGAGCTGCCTGCACACGCTCACGAGCGTCGTTGTCTTGCCGCTCCCGCTCTCGCCAGCTACGAGCATGTGAGAGAACGATTGCGCCATGACCCGAAGCTCCTCGTCCCCCGACATCGTGTATCCCACGACGAACAGCGGGGCGCTGGGAGTGCTAAGCTGCGCCCATGTACGCTGCGCTCTGCTCAGCGCTCCGCTCACGCTCCCGCTCGGCGCTCCGCTTGAGGGCGCGTACGTGCCCAGTAGTCCTCTGAACGCGCTTTGCTCCGCGTACACAAGCTCGCGCTCATTGTACGCGCCAAGCTGCTCGACTGCTCCGGCGCTCTTTGCTACATCAAACGGTACGAGCCCTGGCGCTCTGACGATTCGCGTGACGCGCACAGCGCTCCACGCAGCATACAGCGAGAGCGTGAGCGCGAGCGCTGCGGCAGTCAAGAGGATTGCTGTGAGGACAAGACTCGCAACCCTCCAATCGCCGTAGTGCGCTGTCCCGAAAAGATACGCGACGTACGCGCCCAATAGAAGCATGACGCTCGCTCCGAGAAACGCGAGCGCTAAGACGACGATGTCGCGTGTCACATGCCCCTGCGCTCGCTCGCGCCCTCTCAGCGCGCCCGCGTCGCGAGCGTCGTTACTATCGGGATATCGGTCAGCGTCGTCCAGGATTGTAAGCCCCGACGAGCGCGCTCCCCCAAACCTACGCATTTCCCCCTCCTTTACCCGTACACCGCAGCCTCTACGCTCGCAACCGTGTGCTCAAAGCTATCTGTGTACGTGTGCTGGATGTCTTGCCAGCTCGCAGCCGCAGCGACGAGCTCAGCGTCGCTAAGCGGAAGCTTTAGAAACAGCGGGCTTGGCAAGAGCACGAGCCTCAGATTATGTGCGAATGCGCTACCATACCGTGCGTACAGCTGACTGTACGCCATCTGTCCCCCGAGAGCGAAATCCTCAACGCACTCCGCAGGCTTGTAGCGGGTGTGCAGCGGTGGGACGTGGTCGCTCGCGTCCCCGAACACCGCCAGCGCTGCCGCGAACGTCGTGCGGCAAATGTGCGCTTGTACGCTTTTTGGGAAGCACCCAAAGCGAAAGCCCGCGCCCGCTAGCCGCTGACGATGCGGGCTGTAGCGGGTAGGCAGCAGCATTGCGTCGTATGTGTACGCCTTTGGAAGCTGCGCGTAGTCCTTGTCCACGCCAATGACGCGGACTTCTCTTGGCGCTCGCTGTACCACAGCGGCGATGATGTCGTCAGCCTCTGCGCCGTCGTGCTCGTACACATGCAGCGCGCTTTGTCGCAAGCACGCAAGATACTCGCGCACGGTTTGCGCGTACGGCGTGCTGTGAGAGATAGCGCGAGCGACGCTTTGTTTGTACGCATCGTAAAGCGTCGAGCGAGCGCTCGCGTGAGCGTCAGCGACAAACACACACGACGCATAGCCTCCAACGCTCGCTACACGCTCGCTATCCCCCGCCCGCTTCCAGGTCCAATAGCCCGCATCTATAAGCCATCGCGTCTGCTCTTTCATACGTTCTCCTGTTCTCGCGCCGCACCAGCATCGAAGCGCAGCCGCACCAGCCAGAGCGCAACCGTTGGCGGCAAATCGTACACATAGCCGTAGTAGACAGCTAACGCCTCGTCCACCGATTGCTCGTAGTCAAAGCCCTGGGCCAGCAAAGCCTCCAAATAGAGACACGCTGCGCTATGCCCGCGTAGTTCTTTTGGCGTAAGCATATCCCTCCCTATGAGCTGAGCGCGTGCGGACCTGAGACCGGAGCGTAGTACGCGCTACTGCTCTCGCACGCTGCCCAGTTCGGACCAAAGACGATTGCCGACGTGACCGGAAGACCTAGCTGTGCAAATCGCGCAAACCACGGCTCTTGATTCAGTCGCTGAAACGTCTCCTGCACAATGTGGACAACAGCGTCTCTATCTCCGCGCATACAGTAACCGATACAACTATCGTGGACCGTAAACGCTGCGCGTCCAACTGGCCGCCCAAGCTCAAGCTCCGCTCCGCGCAACGCTTCCGCCAGCTCCGTGTACAGAAACAGCATGACGTAATTCGCATACGCCTGGAGCGGAGTATTCAGCCGCTTTCGCCCCACACTCGACAGCGCGTAGGCCCGAGCGTCATAATAGCGATTATCGACGGCGCGCTGATACGCAAAGTCGTAGATGTCTCGCAAATCGCGCAACTTCCCAAGCGCATCCCGAGACGCCAGCGACGTCGCACCTTTTTGCGCTTGGCAATACTCCGCCAAAGCAGGGAATGCGGAGAAGAACGCTTGCTCTATGCGTTTTTCATCGTCGCGCCTCGCCCGCCCGCCATATAAAAGCTTAAACCCCGTTGTCTTGACCGCCTTACGCTCCGCCTTCGTGACCTGGTCGAGCGACTTGCCGAGCGCCAGCGCAGCGTTCGCTGTGTGCGGGTCGTCCGTGCGCAGGCTACCGGCAAACGCCCCATCTCCTGAAAGCCATGCTGCAGCTTTCATTTCGATATAATCGAGGTCGAACATCCACAGCACATCGTACGGCTCCTGTGGCACAATCGCGGCCTTGAGCAATCCGCGGGATGGGAAGTTCTGAAGATTCGGGCCCGACATCGACGTACGCCCCGTACGGGCTCCGACAATTCGGAGCGACGGTCGGTAACGGCCGCCGCCGCCCAGCGCAGCGAGCGCGGCGCTCTTCGCATAGAAATTACTATCGAGCGTCATACACTCGCGAGCCTCGACAAGCTTTGTAACAAGCGGTCTGTCGGCATACTGCTCCAAGAGTATGCGCTTGTCGACCTTCTCAACGTCCACGCCCTGCGAGCGAAGGAGCGCTGCGACGACACGCGGCTTGCGTAGGTCGTCTAAGCCTATCCGCCCAACAAGCCCATGCAGATCGCTCAGCACACGCTCAAGGTGCGCTGTGTTCTCAGCTTGAGCTTGAGCGACCACGCTCTCATCTACAGCAACACCTTGCTCTCGCAAGCGGATTGCTTCCCCCAACGCGGCATGCATGAGCACGCTTGCCGGAAGCTCAGCTTTTGAGCGTAGCGCCTCGTAAACACCTATTGTACCACATGCGTCCTGAGCAACATATTGCTCGTCGCGAAACGAGCCAAACGCATGCGAACCGGCGAGTGATGTAAGCATCGACATCAGATGCTTGAGCGACAATACCTCATGGCCTGCAACATTCGCGAGCACTTGTGTGTCTACAAACATGCGCGTGTCAATAAGGCGCAACCACTCCTCCCCGCCGTGACGCCACAAAAAGGACAGGTCAAAGCCTGCATTATGGACGACCGGCGTACCGCCGCCCGCAAGCAGCCGGACAGCGATATCCCTCAGCACACCCGCGTCAGGCGTATATGCGATATACGCCTCGCTTTGCGTATTCGCGAGGACTATTGCTGTGATTGTGCTCCTATCGCTCAGCGCCCAATGCTCATCGTTGTCTGTATTTGCTGTCGTCTCGATGTCTACTGCCCACGCTCCGCTCAGCACACGCGGGAGCTGTGCCCACGAGCGCACCGCTACGCGGGCATGCTCGACATTCCGGCAGCGCCAAACGTCTCGCTCCGCAAATGCCGCCGCGCTGTTCGGGAACAGCGACAGCGCTGTCGGCACAAGCACCACACCATCACGCTCAAACAGCGCCCCGTGGTCTTGTCGCATATCGACAAAGCCTGGCGCTAACGCTTGCGCTAGCTTCGTCCCCACGCACAAGATGCGTGTATATTGCCCGCGCAGCTTGTGCCAAAGGCCGGGCTTGCGCTTTGTGCCCAACAGCGCTTTGCGCAGGGCGGGGAGCGTCGCGTACTCCTCAAGGTTCGAGTACTCGTGCTCTCTGATAGAGAGCAGCGCGAGCTCAGCGGAGCTGAGCGGGCGCTCTGAAAGCACCGCGTGCTCTAGTTGCATACGACCACCTCATATCCTGGAAAGTCTACGGCGTACCTTTGCAGCATCTCTATCGCCCGCCCGTACGCCGCGTGTTCTGCTTTTGCGTCAAACGCATACTCTCGCCCGCACGCTCGCCGCTCAAGCACAACATCAAGCGGAGGATGGAGCACGACAAAGCGAGTTTCCGGAGCGCTCGCATAGGGAACTCCCATATATCCCACGCTCCAGGCCGCATGTTCGCGAGCGCGAACATACCAACCAAGCTGATTACGTACACACTCCGCCAAGTCGCGGTTTGTGCGCAAGTGATGGTACACCGCGTGGGTAAGGCAAAAACGGTCTGTGTACAGGTCCTTGCCATGCTCCGCGTGTACACATATAGCATTCGCGAGCGCCCCGAAATCGTTCGCACTGGAGTAGCCCGCAGCGCTTATGCGCGTGTGCGTGCGGGGGCGCTCTCTCTGACCCCAGTACACGCGAGCGCCAGCCTTTTCCAAGCCTGTCACATAGGTCGTCTTGCCGACTCCAGCACAACCCTCAATTGCTATGAGCATTATAGTCTCCGTACAGGTACAAAAGCTCGGCCTGCAGGGGGTGTGTCTCGCGGATTGCCGCGCACACGCTGTACGCCGAGGAAATTGTTGCGCCTATCACGCTTCGCTACGCTCAGCTTCGCGCGAGCGTGCGGCGTCTCCAAATCGACGTCTCCATCTGGACAGAGCACGTACGAGACGCCCGAGAGCATCCGATATGCGTCCAAGACGCTCCCGAATACACATAGCTCGTCATCGTACAAGACGTCGTACGGCCCCTCGACAACCACACAGATTTCGGCAGTTGGATATCCGCTGTGCCCGCGCGCGCCGAGCGTCGCAGACGAGCGCTTGTCCCAACCGCGAGCGTGCGCGCCACACAGCGTGCCGTTCGGCGTATACATCGCAAATATGTCGTGTGTACCAAAGCCGTGCGCGCTCCCATCGTAGCACGCAAGCCGCGTCGGACGCTTTGGCGCACGCTCCGGCAGAGCAAACTCCTGAAGCGTGTGTCGCTCACGCGCAGCCGCCGCGCTCGCGAGCGCCAGTGTTGGACGCTCGTACGCGCTACAGCGATAGCAGTACGCTCCGCCATCGCTGAATCTTGCCAAGTGCCCACGCCCAGCGTCCAGCGAATCGCCACAATGCGGACAGCGCTCAATGAGCGCGCCCGATGGGAGGCGCTCTCCGATACGATAGCTCATAGTTTGCGGTACCCCACACAGCGCGTGCCTGACAGTTCAGGCGCGTAGCTCCAGTGCCACGTATGCGTCTCCGCGTCAAAGCGCTTTCGGAAGACGTACTCCACACGGTCATACCACTCCCACACCCAGACGCTTGCCCAAGTCGACGTGACCGGAGAGTTGACCGGGGGGAGTAGCTCTATCAAAGAATATATGTACTGCTCCTGATAGGTCATAACATCTCGCAATCGTACGTCGCATAGTCAAAGTTACACCTTGAGCTTCCCACCGTGCCAAAACGATTTTTGATACACTCGATGTTGAGCGTATACATTGTGTCCGTGCGTTGCGCTTTGCGCATGATGAGGAACATGAGTGTGCTGAAAGCGCGAGCGTCATTGCTCCACATCAGCCCGGCTTCGCTCTCCTCCTGCTCTTTTGGGTTGAGTTGCGCGGTAACAATCACAAGCCGTCGCCGCATAGATAGGAGGTTGAGCTGAGCGTACACGTGCGCAAACTCTGCTTGAATGTCACGCGCACCACCAACGCGGACCATGATCTCCGGACTGTCTACGACCACAACCGCATTGGCGCACTCATGCTCTGTCTCAAAGTCCAGCACTTCGCGAATACTCAACCCTCCCGTTATGATACTATTGTCGGGATGGTCAAGCCCCAAAGGTGCCGCTCGCTCCGCTAACAGGTCTCGCGGCACCTCAAGCGAGTAGTAATGAATCGGAGAGCCATGATTTTTGTGCAACGCTGCAGCGAGCGCAAGCGCAAGCGTCGTCTTGCCGCGCCCCGTCTTTGCGCCCAGCAGCGCTATGCCTCCGTGCAGCCCGCCGCACGCTTTGTCGATTGGCGCAAAGCCGCTCCTCCACGCGACCCGCTGCTTCGCAACAGCAAACCCCCCAACATCACGCTCCGTAGCCGCAACACCGCTCGCTGACGCCCACGCATATATGCGCCCAGCTTGAGCGAGCGCAACGTCAACATCCTCTGCGCTGCTCCGCGACTGTATGTGCGTATACGCCAGACGCGCGACGCGAGCGCGTGCCTCTTCTTTGGAGGCCGCGTAGCCATAGCTTTGTGCGGCCTCCACAAGCTCTGCGACTCGCTCAGCGCCAAGCTGCGGCTCTAGCGCGTGTAGCCCAAACGACGCAGCAGCAAAATGTTCCGCAAACGGCAAGCTGTGGAGCACACTCGTAGGAATCTCAAGCCCCGTGTGTGCGACTGCATACAGGGCTCTTGCATATAATCTGTCCATCGTATGCGCCTTCTACTGCCCGGCCTTCTCGCCGTATAACAGCAAAATCTCAGCGTCTTTCTCATCAAAATCCGCACCATAAAAGCATGCGAAGTGTTGGTGTAACTCCAGCTTCCTGGCGCGAGACGACAAACCTAACGCCTCGCGCAACACAGCGGGAGCGATGTAGTATATGCTCATGTGCTCGCCCATACCAGCGCACGTCTGAAGCGCTGCCGCTACGCCAAACAATGCGGCAGCGTGATATTTACTTGGCTGCCATGAAATCATTTGCTTGGCGTAGTCTATATAGGCGGCCTCTATGGACAGATTACGTAACGTTGCGTATATGCTTGTCGCGTACCGCACGACGTCAGCGACATCCCAGAACTTGCCGGAGACGCCCGTGATTTTGTAAAATCGCACGTCCGAGCCAGAGCGATACGCTATCACGCATTTGCCGATGCTTAGATCAACGCCTGCTATCCTGTTCACAAGCGAATCCTTTCCGGTAGCCTCCCGCTTTGCATGTGGGAGGCTACCGCGTAAAGCTTAGAACTCTAGCTCTTCCTCTTCCTTTGTCGTCCACGGCGCGTAGCGTGCCGTCGAGACTGTTTCGGTCTTCGGAGCGCCGAAGTCTCGCTCCGTAATCTCAAGTGCGAGCTTCCGGAGAGGTTCAGCTAGCGGCCTGTACTCTGGCAGAGGTCGCGCACGACCCACTGCCGTAAAGCTCATCCTCCCGCTGGAGGACGCAGCCTTGGGCGTGTAGGTAATCGGCACGCTTGTTCCCGAGCTATCGGGCAAAACGCCGATGTCCTCGTCAAACGTGCCGTCCTTCCGTAAAATCAAGTCGGTCAAAACCCGGAATTGGTCCGGTCGGAGCAGCAACGCTTGCTCTACGCTCGCTCCATCCATCACGACGCACACAAGCACGTGCGTCTCCTCCCGCTTGCGGTCGTACGACAACCGCTTGACCGGAAAAACCTTTGGTAACCCATCCTTGTCAGCAATAAGCTGAAACTTCAAGACTTCCGTCTTTGGATAGATAACGCTGTACGCCTTTGACTCGGCGTATTCCTGCTGAACCTGCTTCGTAAGCTCTGCGAAGTTCATTTCTGGTCCTTTCTACACTCGTTGCTATTCCTCTATGCGTCGTATCGTATCCCATATGCCGTCAAGCCTCCGCTCAAGCGCAGCTCGCGCTGGAGCGCTATCGACCGTGGTCATCTCCAGGCACTCGCGGATGGCGCTATACGCGAGCGCTTGAAGCAGACGCCCGCGTGAGCCGAGCGCGTGCGCAGGCGTAAGGTTGTACGCGCTATATGGTGCGCGCCAGAGCGTGTGCGTAGCTCCAGCCAGCACACGCTCAAGCTCCTCGTACGCATACCACGTCAGCACGTGAGCGTTGTGCTGAGCGTAGCGTACGATGCGGAGCGTCAAAGCGTGTATGCGCTTATTCTCCGTCATAGCCCTCCGATCCAGAGCTAAAAACGTCGTCGTACACGCTCAGACAGATCTCGATTTGCTCTGGCGTGTACTGGAGAGCAGCGAGCGTCTCCTGATAGATGTCTCGCACTTCGTCGTCGTACAGCCCGCCGTCGCGGACCATGTTTGCGAAGCGGATGACTTCTTCCTTGAGCATGTCCAAAGCTCGATCCTCGTAGTGATTACCCATCAGTACCTCCTTAGTTACGCTCCAGCCATCGGCGAAGCTCCAGCGTGAGCTTTCGCCGCTCTATAAAGCATTCCATCATCCGCCGCTCTCTTTCGTCGAGCAGCCCGCTGTAGACCAACGCTTTGAGCCGGTCGTCAGGAGCTGTTTCATACGGCATGACGTACTGGCTACCAAAGAGCCAGCGCATCACAAACTGCTGGAACTTTGAGTTGTGATGCCCGATGTCCTCAAAAAAGGACCGAACCTCACTGGCGTACAAACTATCGTGAGACATAGAAACCTCCCTATGCGTACCGAAAGCGGTATCCCTTATGTGTCGCTCGTGCCCCCGCAAGCACGAGCTGTGCTAGCCGATAGGACAACCCTCGTGACCGGCAGAACTGAGCCAGATTGTCGCTGTATCCGAACTCAGTACCACACTCCCAGACAAAAGCTATGCCCGCGCCAGAGCCCGCGTTCTGCGGCTTGATCTGATTGAGCGCTATGTACCCTTCAGCTTGGACGCGCTGAAGGTGCGCGCTCTCTCGCGCTGTGAGCTGAGCGGGCGAGCATTTTTCTACAAGCTCGAAGCGTACGCTTTGAGCTCCGTCAAACGCTTGCTGGAGCAAGCGATTATCGTGCTTGCCTTTGGCCAGCTTGCCAAAGTGGGCCAACTTGCGCCGCTCGACCTCTAGCGACTGCCCGACATAAGCATATGTGCTATCGATGGTTATCGTGTAAATGCCTACTGTCATTACAGACCTCCATGTACGAGCGGAGTGTTTATCCCCTACACTTATACTATACCACGTTTTCTCATCCGTGTCAAGAGGCAATTTTATAAAGCTTGCACAGCATGTAGTAATACGCTCTCGCTACACGCTGTGCTCTACAGTATGCCTTACGTGTCCGGCCAGGATACAAAAGTAGCGCCTTGGTCGCGCACATTGCGCATGTCTGCACCTTTAAAGGTGCAACCTAAAAGTTTGGCGGAGTTTAACACCGCCATTTCCAAATCCGCCGCGTCAAAAACGCATCTGCGGAGTGTTGCGTACTCAAAGTTGGCGCCTTCTAAGAAAGCGCCTGAGAAGTTGCAGTCTTCTACGTATGCGTACGCGAAAACTGCGCCCACCATGTCACAATCCTTAAACGAAACGTTCCGCAAAACGCAATTCGTAAAAACTGCGTTTTTGAGGTCTAGCCCACGAAAGTTCACATCTTTGAATAATAACCCCGTAAACATGTACCGACCGTAGTCCCAGAACTTTTCCACACCTTCGTCTCCAATTAAGAGTTTCATATTGTTCTCCTTGTGTGTGTGTTTGAATACTTCCGACACCTAGAGTATAGCACACGAGGCTCGGCTTGTCAAGAGGCATTTTTAAGCAGATAGCACAGCGCAAGCTCAAAGCTTGCGCTGCGCTTCAAGCACGAGCGCTATTCGAATCGCGCAGTGCTCTTGTCTACCCCGCCCATCGACGCGGGGGAGAATACACAATCCCTGAATGTCGCGTTGTTCAACACAACCTCATCCATAATAGCCATATCGAAGCTGCTCTCCGAAAAGACAGCCTTCGATAGCTTTGCACCTCTCAAATCGGCGCTTTCGAAATCAGCCTCCTCGACAACCGAGCCTATGAAACTTGCGCCATTGAGAGAGCACCCATTGAACGAGACGTTTACAAGCTCCGAGCCGTCAAAACACGCCCCTACCAAATTAAGACCTTCGAAACTAATGTTTTCGATCAGCTCGTTGGAGAACTTGAAACGACCGTCCACCCAATAAGCTTCCAACGTCTGGGAATCGAACTTGTTGTACATGTCAGTCTCCTTTGTGTGTATATGATTACTTCCGACACCTAGAGTATATCACATGCTGTGCAGCTTGTCAAGAGGCAGTTTTAGAAAGCTAGCACAGCATGTAGTAGTCTACTCGTAAGCTGGAGGTGTATCCTCCTCCACAAACGCCTCGATTAAGTCGCATTCTATAAACACGACGTTGGGAAGGTGCAAACAGGTAACGTTTGCGTTCGTGAAAACAGAGTTCCGCACCACAATGTGCGAGAAGTCCGCATAACGTAGCGAGCTATCGGCGAAATCGACAGTTTCCAAATACGCACTGTCAAACGACGTCGTATCGCATACCGAGCGTGCAAACGTCGTATTTGCCGCAACTAAAGAGCTAAGGTTTGCGTTCTTTAAGCTTGCACTGTCAAATGTGCAGCCGACACACCTAGCACTTACAAAATCCGCGCTGTACATTACAGCGCCCGAGAAGTCTGTATTCTCAAGGTATGCACGATTAAAGCTTGCGCCATTGAGCGCGCAACCTTTGAACGAAACGTTCATGAGGATAGCGCGATCGAAACAAGCGTTCGTCAAGGATACCCCCTCGAACGAGATACCAGAGAACGTGAGACCCGCAAAATTGTATCTGTTACCGTCCCACGCGGACTCCAATACTTTTGAACTGATGTTTGCGTACATGTCAGTCTCCTTTGTGTGTATATGATTACTTCCGACACCTAGAGTATAGCACACGAGGCTCGGCTTGTCAAGAGGCATTTTTAAGCAGATAGCACAGCGCAAGCTCAAAACTTGCGCTGTGCCGCATACGCGGTACGCTACCGCCGAGTACCGCTCCAGCTAACGGCATCGCCGTCGCAGCGAATAAGACGTGCAGAGCTAAGCTTAGCGTTTAACATCGAATACGGGCGTAGTGCACAATTAACGAGCCGCGCACCAGAAAAGTCCACGCGATCCATAATCGCGCTGGTGAAATCGCAATTGACCAGCACTGCACCCTCAAAACTAGCGTCTCGCAGTGTCGCACTGCTGAAATCGACGTTTTCGAGATAAGCGTTGTCGAATAGCGTATCATCGCATACACAATACGTAAAAGTTGCGTTTTTGATGCTTGTGTCGCGGAATATTGTATAGCGCAATTCCATGTCCTCGAAAGACACGTTTGCAAAGAATAGTCCCGCAAACGAGTACTTTTCGCCGTCCCAGAACCCGCCGAGCGAAAGATCGCAGAATAAGGGCTCCATACCGTACTCCTGTCTACTGTGGTAGTATCACAGCGTTGACGTAGTGTGCGCCGTTCAAGCGCGCACCTGCAAAATTACAAGCGATACATTTGGCGTAGTATAGATCCATGCCATCCAACTCCGCCATAGGGAAGACTGACCTGCGGATGGTTGCGTGGCCAAAGTCGGCCTTGCGCAAAGAAGCGCCGTTGAAGGAACATTGCTCCAAATAAGCGTTTGCAAAAATGGAGTTGTCACACACGCAGTTGTCAAAGCCCACGTTTAGAAGCGTTGCGTCGTAGAAAGACGCGCCTGCGAGATGTATGCCCTCAAAAGACACATCCTCAAAAAACGCCCCGCTAAAAACGTACCGACCATCGACGAGATACCGCTCCAATTCGGATTGTGCAAGCCTCTTGCGCATATACCCTCCTTGTGTGATTACATAGCAGCGCGAAGTGTGGAGTACGCGCTACCACAGATACTATACTACTCTATAATTGTTACGTTACGGACTGTGTCAAGGACACAGTCTGTGAACTTTGCTTGTTGTATGGCAACGTACTCTAGGTTTGCAGCAGCAAACGTTGAGTTTTTGACTGTAGCGTACGAGAAGTCCGCATTTCGCAGATTGGCATCGGAAAAATCGGCGTTCTCAATGTGCGCGTGTGCAAAACTTGCACCTGCGCAATCCGTACCGCAAAAGCTCACGTTCCGCAGCAAGCACCCCTCAAAGTTTGCATTGACCAGCTCTACGCCCTCAAACGTCACTCCATCGAACATGTGACCGGTAAAATCGTACCGACCGTTTAACCAACAAGCTTCCAACGTCTCCGCGTCAATTGCCTTGTACATGTCAACCTCCTTAGTGTATATACTTACTAACGACACCTAGAGTATATCACACGAGGCTCGGCCTGTCAAGAAGCATTGTGCACGACGCTACTCCATACGCTCGCGCTCCGCTCGCTCACGCACACGCTCAGCAAACAGAGCGTTGCGCGTACGCTCCTCGTTGCAGGACAGCATGCATGCAGCCCGACGCTCCGCGACAGCCCGCCAGTACTCCAGCTCCTCCGCGTACGCTAAGCTCTCCAGGCGCGGAAGCGGAGCGCTCCGCTCAAAGCTCAGCGGCAAGCGCACCCCCGCGTCCACTAACTGCGGCAGAAGCATGCACAGCCGCTCTGCAAGCGTCTGCGCTACAAGCATCTGCGATGTGGTGTACGCCTGGCCGTGCACGAGCATTCCGCGCAAGCGCTCGCTCAGAGCGTGTGCGAGCGCGTACACACGCGCATAGAGCGAGCGAGCGCTCGCTGGCGGCTGCATATCCGCAAGCTCTAGCTCCAGCCAATCAAGCCGCACGAGCGTATCGTACGGATAGTCCAGCACATCATACGGGGCGCGGGTACGGATTGTCATGAACGGACGTCCTTTCTCGCTTCCCACATCGCCTCAAACGGGCGTGTGCGTGGCGGGAGCTTGAGCCTTTTCAACAGTCGTAGAAACGCAGCGTTCCGCGCTTGCTGCGCCTCGCACATAAGCGGATTTCTGACTCGCCGCCAAGCGAGCTTACGCCAGTACTCCAGCTCCTCCGCATACTCTAGTGTCGAGATGTCAGGAAGCGTCGTAGGGCGCTCAAAGCTCAGCGGCAAGCGCACGCCCGCGTCTGTAAGCGTACGTAGTACTCCTACAAGCGCGTCGATGTCCGCGTAGAATGCGGCGAGAGGGAATACGCGCTTGTGCACAAGAAGCCCGTGCAGGCGCCTGTGCAAGCTCCGCGCCAGCTTCAAAGCGCGAGCGTATACCGCAGCGCTTGTGTCGGGTGGGCAGGGGGCGGCAAGCTCATCCTTGAGCCATTCGAGCCGAGCGAGCGTGTCATGCGAATACTCCAGCACGTCATACGCCTGGCTACTACGATTAGACAGTACCATAGCTCATTCCTTTCGTTCTACGAGCGCGTACGCACACGCGCACGCTTTCTCAGCTCATGAGTATAGCAAAACGCTCACGCCAACGTCAATAGTACTTTTGTACTAGACGTACCGCGTGCGCGTAGCGCTCAGACGCAAGCACATAGTAGCGCTCAGCGTAGCGCTCAGACGCAAGCAATTATGAGCGCTCAGACGCAAGCACATAGGAGCGCAGAGCAAAGCGCTCACACGAGTACCTCTACGCACATAGTACTTTTGTACGTACCGCGTGCGCGGAGCGTGTGCGTATCGCTCAGCAAAGCGCATAGCAACGCGCAATGCCGAACAATATGCTTATTACGAATAGGTGTAGTAGGTACTATGCAAAAGACAGGACCATAGTACTAGCGAAACATTAAAGGAACATTAGAATTAACTATTCACACACGCTCCGCTCAGCTCCGCTCCAGCACAAGCTAAAGCTCAGCGTAGCCACGTACACGTGTAAAGCGTTTTAAATAGCGGGGTATTGACAGGGGGGGTTATAATCTAATTAGAAGAGCAAAAAGCTCAGCGGCGCTCGCAGCTGCCAGCCGACAGCTCGCAGCTCACAGCTCACAGCTACGAGCTAGCAGCTAGCAGCTCACAGCTAGCAGCTACGAGCTGTGCAGCTAAGCTAAGCGTAAGCTAAGCGTAAGCTTAAGCGCGAGCTTAAGCGCGAGCTTGCTTATATATACAAAGCAAAGCAACGCTAAGACGCAAGCAAGCAGAGCTCGCTACTCTATACAAAGCAAGCAACGCTAGCTAAGCTAAGCTAAGCTTGAGCTTAAGCGCGAGCTTGCTTAGACGCAAGCATATATACAAGCAACGCGAGCTAAGACGCATATATATAAACAAGCAAAGCTCGCTAAGCTCGCTAAGACGTAAGCAAGCAGAGCTTGCTACTCTAAAGACAAACAAGCAAAGCGAGCTAAGCTAAGCTAAGCTAAGCTTGAGCTTAAGCGCGAGCTTGCTTAGCATAAACAAACAAAGCAGAGCAAGCAAAGCTCGACGCAAGCACACATAAGACGCACATAAGCAAAGCGAGCTACTCTAAACAAAGCAAGCAAAGCGAGCTAAGCTAAGCTAAGCTAAGCTAAGCTAAGCTAAGCGTAAGCTTGAGCGCGAGCTTGCTTAGACGCAAGTATATAAACAAACAAAGCGAGCTAAGCTCGACGCAAGCATACAAAGCAAGCAAAGCTAGCTACGTCGCATATACAAACAAGCAAAGCTAGCTAAGACGCAAGCAAGCTAAGCGAGCTTGCTTATCTATATATACCGAACAAAGCAAGCTAAGCAAGACGCAAGCAATCTAAGCGAGCTAAGCTTAAGCTTAAGCTTGAGCTTGAGCTTGAGCGCGAGCTTGCTTATATATACAAAGCAAGCAAAGCTAGCTAAGACGCAAGCAAACATAAGACGCAAGCAAGCAGAGCTCGCTACTCTATACAAAGCAAGCAACGCTAAGCTAGCTAAGCTTAAGCTTGAGCTTGAGCTTGAGCTTGAGCTTGCTTATTCACTATATATAAGCAAAGCTAGCAAAGCTTGCTTCTATAGATATACCGAACAAAGCTAGCAAAGCTTAAGCTTAAGCTTAAGCTCGCTTTTTATAGATACATAAGCAAAGCTAGCAAAGCTTACATAGCTACACTCTATAAGCCGATCTTACGAAGCAAGCTTGCTAAGCTAAGCTAAGCTAAGCTAAGCTTGAGCTTAAGCTCTAGCACGCGCTAATTGTTTAGCGCCCAAACTATGCCTTGCTTTAGGCGTATGGAGCTACATAAGATACGCAAAGCGTACTCTCTAGTCGCCTAAGCAAAGCTTACTCTCGGCGTATAAACGTAGCTAGCTATGTCGTATAAGATAAGCATAACTTACTCTCGGCGTATAAGATACGCTATGTGTATCTTAGGCGTATAAGATAAGCTAGCCATACTCTAGTCGCCTAAGATACGCACAGCGTACTACCTAAGCTATGCTTGCTCTCGGCGTATAAGCTCAGCTAGCTATGCGTCTAAGATACGCATTACTTACTCTAGGCGTCTACGATACGCAAAGCTTGCTCTAAACGTCTATAGATACGCAAAGCTTGCTCTCGGCGTATAAGCTCAGCTAGCTATGTCGCTTAAGATACGCATAGCGTACTACCTAAGCCAAGCTTGCTCTAGGCGTATACAGGAAGCTAGCTAGTCGCCTAAGCAAAGCGTACTCTCTACTCTCGCTAGTCGCTTAAGATACGCATAGCGTACTACCTAAGCTCAGCTCAGCGCCTGCTACTTGTCTGTTTGCGCCTGTGTATCGCAGCAAGCACGTGGGGCGCAGTTAGGCGTATATGAAAGGAGCGTATATGTGGCACACAAAGCGTAGTACAAGCGCGGCGGATGTGTCGACCATCAGGCTACAAGCTACTCCGCGTCCGAATGGAGACGCGGTTGTGACGTACATCCAAGCTGGGCAAGGCTACGTGCTGTACGTAGCGAGCGACGGGCGAGAGACAAAGATTTCGCCAGGCTTACCATCGGATGTGATGTACGACAGTCTCAGTGGATGGTTTGTCGAGGGTCACAACGCTATCCGTGTAGCGGCAGTCGTGTATCCGAAGGGGCAAAGCGGTAAGACGGCGAGAGTTGTATACTTTACGCTGCCGCTTCAGTGGTAGAGAGAGAGAGGAGTACGCTATGCCGGAGCTAGGTACAACAGGCGTTTTGCTGGCAGCGCTCACGTCGCTGGTGGTCAGCACCGTGTTGAGTGTGATTACAGAGTTTGCGGTAGAGCTTGGCGGGCAGCTAGGCGCAGCGTCTCGCATTAAGCCGTTGCTTGCGCTCGTAGTTGCGCTCATCCTGACCATTGCAGCGCGATTTGGGGTGTTCAACAGCGTACTCCCGGAGGCGAACGCGCTGCCCGCGCTCGCTGACTATGCGCTTACCGCGTTGCTTGTAGCGTCGAGCGCGAGCGTGGTGAACAGCGCGAAGGACGCGCTCTATTATAATGCGAAGCTTTCCCAAGAGACGGCCGTGAAGAAGTCGCTTTACGGCTAAGGAGGGCGCGATGTTTGTGCAACAAAAAGTGGGGGTTGCTGAGCTTCAAACGCTGATGCAAAAAGCAGCATCTTCGGTCTGTGGCGTAGTCGTCCATCACACGTACAGACCAAGCGCTGAAACATGGAACGGGAAAGCATCGCTGCTCAACATCCAAGCGCATTATCGCAATGCGTACGGATGGACGGCAGGGCCGCACATATTTGCTGCTCCTGATGGGATTTGGATCAGCACACCGCTCTCCACGCCCGGCATCCACGCAGCCCAGGGTAATGGCTGGGGCGGTAAACACACAATCGGAGTAGAGGTCGTCCATGACGGCACGCGCTATCCGTTCGGGCAGGGATCGGCGGAAGCGCACACAGCGTGGGAGTGGGGGAGATTTGCGTGCGCTGTCGTGCTGTACGCGCTCGGCGTACGCGATGTGCCTGCGCCAAAAGCGTTTAGCGTCTACAGCGAGCATCGCAATTACAACAAGCCAGCATGTCCAGGGAGCGCTAATCCAACAGCTCATGTGCGGGCTGGTGTACAAAGCGCATTGCGCGACGTGTATCGGCAACGTGCGGGTGGCGCCTGGGACATGTGGGGTACGCAATACCCGCTAAGCGACGAAGCTAAAACGTACGCTATCCCGCAGTCGTGGCTGCCTGTGGCTGACCGATTGGGGGCGGCGGTCACAGGAGAGATACATTCCGAAAAAGGCGCGTACCAAGGGTTCGAGCGGGGTGTCATCCTCTGGTCGAAGGCGTCAGGTATTACAGAAGTAGTAGAGATATAGGAGCGCACATGCGTGTTGTTGTCTCCATCCAGCTTGAGCCTCTGGCGCTAAGCTACCAAAACGACACGCTCACAGCGCGTGTATATACATATGCTGACGAGGTACTTGCCGCACCGGATACGCTCACGCTTAGCGTATCCGACCCGGCGGGCGCTACCGTAATCTATACGCTCGCTCAGCTTACGACGCTCTCGCCCGGCGCGTACGAGCGTGCTATCGCTCTGCCGACGCTTGGCGTCTGGCGCATCAGAGCTGTTGCGACGTTTGCCGCTCAGAGCGATAGCGTGACGGTCACTCGCGATGTCGTCGCCCAGCCAGGCACAGCGCCTCCTCCGGCTCCAGGGCTGACGCTCACGAGTCTGTTGACGGAGCCGCCCGCGCTCCAAGCAGGAAACGTGCCGGTGTATGACGGCTCGGTGTGGAGGCCTGGCGCTGCTGGGGGTGGGGGAGGGGGCGGCGGAGCGCCAATTGCTAGCGCGAGCGTGAGCGGCACCGTCAAGACCAACAGTTCCGTCGCTGACCCTGTCGTCTATCTGCGCAGCGAGATTGATACGCTTCTTGGAGCGAAAGCGAGCGTCGCTCAGCTCAACGCTCACGAAGCTGACACAACAAGCGTCCATGGCATCGCGGATACAGCAGCGCTTGTGATTACATCCGACAGTCGCTTAAGCGACGCTCGTACTCCGCTCGCTCACGCGCACAGCATCGCAGATACAACAGGCTTGCAGGCTGCGCTTGACGCGAAAGCTCCAGCGTCTCATACGACGCAAGTCGCGAGCGCGTCTACGCTCGGGCATGTGCGGGTAGGGAGTGGGCTAGCGATTGACGGCAGCGGTGTGCTGAGCGCGAGCGGAGGTGGGGGCAGCGCTCCGATAGCGAGCGCGAGCGTGAGCGGTACGGTGAAGACCAACACGTCTGTCGCTGACCCTGTCGTCTATCTAAGCAGCGAGATTGACGCATTCCTAGGGGCTAAAGCGAGCGTCGCTCAGCTCAGCACGCACGAAGCTGATACAACAAGCGTCCATGGGATTGCCGACACAGCGGCGCTTGTAGTGACGACTGACGCTCGCTTGAGCGACGCTCGTACACCGCTGGCGCATACGCATGACGGAGCAGCAATTACGTCCGGCACAGTCGCGTTTGACCGCTTGCCAGTAGCAGCATCTGGCGCAGCTACAGCAAATACAGTCGTACAAGCGACAGACAGTCGCTTGAGCGATGCGCGCACACCGCTGGCGCATAACCATGACGGAGCGGCGATTACGACTGGGACTGTAGCGTTTGCGCGCCTACCGGTAGCGGCATCTGGCGCAGCTACGGCAAGCACAGTCGTACAAGCGACAGATAGTCGCTTGAGCGATGCTCGGACACCGCTCGCTCACGCTCACGACGGCTCGGCGATTACGACCGGCACAGTCGCGTTTGACCGCTTGCCGATAGCAGCGTCGGGAGCAGCTACGGCAAGCACAGTCGTGCAAGCGACAGACTCTCGCTTGAGCGACGCTCGTACACCAACAGCACACTCGCACATCATCGCAGATACGACAGGATTACAATCTGCGCTCGATGATAAAGCTCCTGCGACACACACGACGCAAATCGCGAGCGCCTCTACGCTCGGGCATGTCAAGGTGGGCAGCGGGCTCGCGATAGATGGTACAGGGGTGCTGAGCGCGAGCGGGGGCGGGGGCGGGGGGAGCGCTCCGATAGCAAGCGCGAGCGTGAGTGGTACGGTGAAGACCAACAGTTCCGTCGCTGACCCGGTGGTGTACCTGAAAAGCGAGGTAGATAGCGGCTTTGCGGCAGCGTCGCACAGTCACGTGGTTGGCGACGTGACCGGGCTCCAGACAGCGCTCGACGCGAAGCTCAGCACAGCGTACACGATTGTGCCGGTCCTCACGACAGGCACTGGCGCGTTGACGTTCACGAATCTTTCAGCGTCACGCCTGGAGCTGTTTGGCTCAAACCGCAACAGAATATTGATTGACGCGACGCTGTACACGCAGATTCGTTTCCTGTTCCAGTGCAACGTTGCGGGGACTGCAGCGTCGATAGTAGAGCTTGAGCGTAGCTCCACGGTGGGCGGTACCTACACGCTTATTACAGGCACGACGCTCAGTATTGGCACAACCGGATTTAAAGACTCTGGGTGGGCGGCTATTGGGGCGACGGGCGAGCAGTTTATACGTGTGATGACGCAGGGCGGCGATGGAGCTGCTGACCCACAGGTCGGCAGTATCTATATTGCGCTGCGGCGCGTCTAATGGAGGAGTCGTGAGCGCTGCAAGTGATAATCGCACAAAAGCACAGGCGTTCGCGACAGAGCATCTAAGCGTCGCGTTGTACGCGCTGCTTGTGCTTGCTCAAGGCGTAAAGGTCAGGACCGGTCAAGGTACGGTCTATACACGTGCGCCGGATCGGCAAGCGGCGGAGACGCTGATAGAGCTCGCGTTGGCGGATGGGAGCGCCGACGCGCACGCCGTCGTGGCAAAGCTTATCCGCTTTGCGGAGGGGGATATATGAGAGAGTATCTGCCCTCCGCTAAGCTCCGCTCAGCTATAGCGTCGCGAGCGTCGTGTGTGACGCTTGAAGGCGCGAGTCGCACGGGCAAAAGCGTAGCGTGGCTGCACAAGCTATATGCGTGTGCGCACAAGTATCCGGGTATGCGCGGAGCGATTGTCCGCGGCGCCCGCGAAAGCCTCAGCACGACGACGCTTGTGTCGTGGGAACAGCAGGTGCTGCATCCCGAGGAGGCATGCTTGCTTGGGCCGTCACGACGCATGCGGCAGACGTACGTATTTGCGAACGGGAGCGAGATTGATGTGTTTGGTCTCAAAGCGAGCGGACATAGCAACGCCGCAAAGTATATGGGGTCAGAGTATGACCTCATCTTTGTGGACGAGGCAAACGAGGCTGATGTCGAGGACCTGCAGCGCTTGCTGACGCGGTTGTCGCACGCGAGGATGCCATACGCGCAACTCCTCCTTGCACTTAATCCGCAGTCGCCCAACCATCCGATCTACTCGTTTGTTGATACGCAGAGCGAGGTGCATCGCGTCTATCTTTCCGACGCTGAGCACTTTATGCGCCCGGAGTATCGCGCAATACTCGATAAGCTCACAGGCTCGGCGCGTGAACGGCTTGTTCTGGGGAAGCGAGCGGCGAGCGAGGGTTTGGTGTATAGCGACTTTATGCCGGAGTTTCACATAATACCAGCGTTTCCGATTCCAACGCACTGGGACCGGGTCGTAGGCATAGACTTTGGCTTTACGCATCCATTTGCGGCGGTCTTTTGCGCGCTTGACGAGGACGACCGCATGTACGTGTATCGGCAGTATCTACGCACGCAAGCGACGCTCAGGATGCACATGGAGGTCCTGTCGCAGTATAGAGATGAGGTGTGTGTCGCGGTGTGCGACCACGCTGCTGGCGATGTCGCTGAGCTCAGCTACAGCGGCTGGCCGACGCATAACGCGATCAAGGACGTGATGCTGAACAAGCAGCGCTTGATGGACCGCTTGCGCTTACAGCCGGACGGGAGAGCACGTGTGTACCTGATGGCCGACACGCTGCTGCCCGAGAGCAACGCGCCAGGGCTTGAGACGGAGCTGCTCAACCACAAGTGGGACAAAAGCGGCAATATGCCGGAGAAAACGTACGACCACGCGCTCAACGCGCTTGAGTATCTGTGCGCGTACGTGGATACACAGAGAGTGAGCGTCTATTGATGTTTAAACAAAAACGCGAGCTTGCGCGAAAAAGCTTGAGCGCGACGCTCAGCTCAAGCGTCCCTGGTACGGCAGGCACGACGCTGACGAATCAGCAAGCGCTGTTTCCGGGCGCGTATGCGTACAATACGAGCTTGCTACAGTCGAGCAGATCTCCGAGCGTCTTGCTTGCGGCAGCGCGGGCGAATGGGCTTGTGCTGGGGGCAATTGACGCAAAAGCTCGGGCGCTCAATGGCGTGAGCGTGCGCGTAGAGCGAGATGGTCGCCCGGAGCCGACACACCCTGCGCTTGTGCTATTGCGTAGTAATCCGACAATCACGCTCTACGACTGGCTACGTATGTACGTGGAGGCACGCGACATCTTCGGCGTGCTGTACATGTATTTGGAGCTTGATGGCTCCGGCACACCGCGAGCGTGGCGTATTATTGATAATACGTGTCTGGACTTTGTGTCCGGCGCGTGGTACGAGCGTTCCTCGAACGGGCAGCGCGTACGCCTCGACGAGCAGGCGCTGCTGGCGTTTAATCGCACGTCGCTTGTGCAGACAGGCGGAGCGCTGAGCGCGTGTCTAGAGAGTGTGCTGCTGGACAATGCGATAACGGATAAGTTCGCCGCGTGGTTCAAAAACGCTCCGCTCATCTCCGGCGCGTTGTCTGTGCCGGGGATTGTCAGCGACAAAATAGCGGAGCAGATACGGAGCACATGGGTAGCGAACTACACAGGCGCGGGCTCGTTTACACCTGCCGTTTTGGGCAATGGCTCTAGCTATCAGCAGTACGTTCCGGCGTTCAAGGACTTGGACATTGCGGCCATCAGGGGCGCTACAGAGAGCAGGATAACGACATCGTTTGGCGTGCCGCCACTCGTGCTCTACGCTGCATACGCGCTTGAGCGAGCCACATACTCGAACTTAGAGCAAGCGTTCAAGGCGTTTTACGTCAATACAGTGCTTCCGCTCGCGAGAGAGATCGAGCACGAGCTCACGTACACGCTCCTACCGCTGTACGAAAGCCCCGACGATCTGGCGAGCGAGCGCGTGCGATTTATCCTGGACATGAGCGCTGTCACAATTTTGCAGCTTTTGCAGCTTGCAGCGCCCCAGGCAGCGGAGGTTGTCCGTGCCACTGCAGAGGATGCGGCAGAGCAAGTAGCGCAACGCGAGGAGCGGGCGCACGCGCACGCTCACGCTACAAAGCAAGCCGAAGTGTTCAGTCCGGAGTACATAGCTTTGGAGGAGCGCTTTGCGAAGGCGATGCAGCGCTATGTTACTGATGTGCTGGACGACCTTGAGGCCGAGGCAAGGCTTGGAGCGCGCAATGTTTGAGGTGTTTTATCCGTTCTTGCGAGCGCTCATACGTGTGACGTGGGAAAGAGCAGCAAACGCTCCGCTTCCCTCAGAGGACAGTCCTACGTATCAGCGATTGCTTCGCCTGTTTGAGGAGCGCTTTGCTGAGCTTGAGCGGAGCTTCCGTAACGATATGATACGGCTGCTCGTAGACGCCGTGCGGAACGGCGAATCTGTCGAGGATGTCGCGTTTGAGATTGAGCGTGTGCGCACTGTCGGGCTTGTGCGGGCGGAGACAATTGCGCACACGGAGCTTGCGGCCGGGCAGAGCGTGGTCAAAGTGACGAACTACGCTCAGCTTGGCGTCGATCGCTACGAGTATCTGGCTAAGCTGGACGAGCGTACGACACAGCTGTGTAAAGATGCGAACGGTAAGGTTTTTAGCCTTCGCGATGCGGCGCTTGGTACAAATCTACCGCCGCTCCATCCGAGATGCCGCAGTACGGTCGTACCGTATGTCGGCGAGTAAGCGTAGAGATACGAAATCCCCAGCGAAACGCTGGGGTTTTGGTGTTGCTCGCGTCATGTGAGGGGCTATGTAGGAGCTACGGTTGCAGTACGTTACGGACGTACCGCAAAAGCTCTTCCTTCGTGTCGGCTTCCATATGTACCGCTTCGCCGCCAACCCGTAGGGTAGCTTGGTAGCGCGGCTCGCGACCGTGCTCGTACGAGAAGTAGCCGACAGGGGTACCGTCCCTGTAGACCTTGTGGTAGTGCTCGTCTAAACGCCGGGTTGTGAGCTTCATACGCCCTCCTATATATGTGTGGGTGCGTCCTTCCCATTATAGCATAGTCGGAAAGGAATGTAAAGTGTGAAAACGAAAGCTCAGCTTAGCTACGCACAAAAACTGAGCGGTGAGAGCGACGA